GGGAGAAACAGACAATGATATCAGTCCATTGTCTGACGGGCATTATCACAGGCACTCAATGAATACCTGCTGTAATGCGGTCAGATACCAGTTTATAACCTGACCAAATGTTACTTAGATCACAATCCATAGAACCACCCACCAATGCCAAAGGCTGCAGCGATCACCAGACAAGCAATTGCCGTTTTAGGCATTAACACACCGTAAAATGCAGGAGACAATCCCAGGAATAAAACCATTAGCACTGGCCACATACTAAGCAACAGGAAAAAGTAGCCATTTATACCACCGCTGCTAAACGTCACATTCACTCCAAACCATTACCCGGACTTTCCATAGCTTGGTTGCTTCGTTGCATGATATCATACAACTGCCCCTTATACAGGAGCTTTAACATTATCACAGGCACTCGATGAATGCCTGCTGTAATGCCTTAGCTGACCTTCTCAGCGGCAGTATCAAACAGCGCCAGCGCTTCGGTCGCTTCCTGGATTGCCTTACGGGTCTTCGAGACAATCTCACTTTCCGTGAAAACACGATCGAAAGAGTCAGCGAATAGCTCAGACTTCAGATAGCTGTCGCCTACCCAGTCAATGGCCAGCTTGGCCGCTGCGGTGTCATAATTAACTTTCTTGATGATATCCAGGCGGATTTGCTCGGATGCAGTGATCTCTGACATGTCTTACCTCTGTGCGATGTGGGGAGTATTATCGAAGCCATTCGACAAAATAGCCTCTGTGATGCTTTTGCATTTATCTTTGCCGTGTGTACAAGCTGAACGGTTTCCTTACGGATGCCTGTTACGCACAATAAAAAAGGTCGCATAAAAAATGCGACCTTTGGTTGGTACCAGTTAGAAAACTAAAATCTCTCAGGAGCCACCCGGGAGAGGCTTTTCTGCTTTTTAACTGACCACTGCCGTTTTGGTGTTGGCTGGCAGTGATAACGTGATGATAGCTTCATTTAAGTTATCGATAGCATTTAAATATCGAAAGAGCTCATTGAACCAATCATTTTCAACTTGCCGGAACATTCAACCAGAGCACCAGGCATCTCTGCTGGTCTTTTGATGGCAATTCTCAGCTCTCCCGAACGAGGCCGGTAACTAACAATTTATTCGACAGTTCCTTCGGCATTAACCCAAAGATCTAGATGCTTGATGTAGCGTTGGATGGGCACATAAATAACCGCCCCATCTACAAGGTTAACGGACTTGATAACACATCCCTGCGGAGCTAAATAATCCCCATCACAATGAGGGTGAATAGAGTGCTCGTCACCGTATCGATAACCATGCGGAAGTTGAGGGAGTGAATTTCTTGTCATGGGCAGCTTCTTAGATAGAAGGAATTGAAAATCCATAGTGCCTTAATGCACCTGACTTAGATACCAACTTTTCATTTTTCAGCGCTCTGTTGTCTCGTATTCTGATTTTTTGTTCATGTGGCCATGTAAATTTCAATACCTAAAGTGTTCTGCGTTTGTAGCTGAATTACCTGGAACCCTTCTCTGTGAGCTGCGAGCAATTGGCCTGCACTGCTTTGTTGTGCGCCAGGATGTCACGCTTGGTCTGCTTATCCAACACATCGATATCGTGGTCAGTCAGGTAGATGATCCGCACCCAGCTGCAGGCCGTGTCAACGACTACCGGGGCGGGTAAACTTTTCGCGCAACTCCCGATCAACATCGTCATCGCCCATACGCTTAACGTCTTCCTGTACATCGCTGGCCCCTTTCGTGACTTCAGCACGGCGTTCTGCCGCGGCGACAGTAGCAGCGGCGTTCTCTTCGGTACGTTGCTGATCAGCTTTGGCTTTCGCCTTACTGGCCCCGCGAGCATGGCCAATGCCGAACGCGCCAGCAATAGCACCCAGGATGACGACCACCAGTCCCGCGATAATTTCAAAGCTCATTGCTGCTCCTTCAGTTCGTCGGCCTTTTCTTTCAATGCTGGCTGGCGTACGTATTGCGATAGTACGGCCAGCACCACCAGCGCAGGGCTAATCAACGCAACGATGTTTGGCGGCAGGATGTTTTTGATATCCGGCGGCAGCACCGCCCAGGCGTGCAGCGCAGCATCCGGGAACGACTGCGCCCATACACCAACCAGCGCGCCGATAGCTCCCAGCTTTACAGACCACGTTTTCAGCAGCAAGCTGGCATGCCCTACGAACTCCAGCCGGGTATATTTGCGCAGAAGTAACAGAACGAGCACAGCCACCAGCACAAGCAAAGCGAAAATGATCATCTTCACAGGACACGCTCCTTAACCCAGCCGTAGAGAAAATCCTCGTTGGCTTCGCGGCCCTCCGCCAGTTCGAGGTATCTGGCACCCTGGCTGCAGTTCAGCGCACGCAACAGAACCTGTTCACCCTCTTTCCCGCGGGCGGAAAGGTATCCCTTAAGCGCGGTGATGGTTCGGGGACCAATGGCGCCATCCGGAATCAGATCGGGATACAGCTTTCCGCGCATATTCATTGCGGTCAGCCAGCGCTGGAAAAACTTACTGGCTACAGATGGCCCCATGTTCACGCCAGTGTCGCAAAGCTCATCTGCCAGTAACGTAGATAGAGCTGCCACCTGGTCAAACCGGGGGCCGGTCCAGTAATCGCTCAGCAGGATTTGCTTAGCTGTTTCCCTGGGCAGGTTCCGCATATCACCGGTGTAGCCATGTGCACGGGCGGTGGTCTGCGTGATGCCCCAGCGGGTCGGCCCGCCTTTATCCGACGGATGATCGACATAACCACCCTCCTTGCCGAGAATCCCCTCGATAATCTGGTCTGCTGTCATTGTGCTTTCACTCCGGTGATTCGTTCCCAGAAATACGTGAGCGCTACGGAACCCATAGCACCACTGATACCGGCAGTGGCCAGTATCATGTAAATACTCAGCCCACCTTCAATGCTGATGAGCCCACCAATGACCCCGGTAAAAGCCGAAACCACAATTTGCGCAAAAGCATTTATCCAGCTCCATTTTGCTTTGCCCTGCTTCACATCCATCAGGAATCGGACAAGGCCGCCCCAACCAGCAATGATCAGCAGAGCCAGCCAGGTGATTCCGGCCATGCTCTCTTTGTCTTGCATATGCTTTGCCATAGTTTCACCTCCGGGTTAACGGGGTGCTGTGTGAATAAAGGGGCAGGCCCATCGGGCTGATTTAGCGACAAGCCTTAAAAGGAGTCATCCGTGAGCCAGAAATGAAAAAGGCCACGTATTAGCGCAGCCCTTAAATGTTTTTGGTTAGTTGAAGTGCCTTAATCAGACGAAAAAAAGCCCGCTCAGAGGAACGGGCAGAAATGTAGGCAATACTGATTCTGTACCGGATCGAGACGTACCTAATAGTCCGAGCTACCGATTTACCAGGAGAGCGCTCGCTTTTTCCGTTACTGCCTTTTAAACATAGCTGGAGAAGCCGAAACAGCAACCCCACTACCAAATAGCTTAGTAGCATTGCGTGGTGCCGGGTGCCTCCCGGTGAGCATGCCCCAGTCGGCATGGCCCGCGCTGCATTTACAGGTTCTGTAACTGACTGGACGCCCCTCCGCATAGGGGGATTCACCACACCAGAAATTTAACATTCAGTCTTTCTGGTTTCAATACTCTGCTTATCTGAGGTATCGGCTCACCATAACCGCCCAGCCTGATGTTATCAGCGTGTAGCGGCTTGTTTTTCTCTTTGATAAAATTGATTCGCAAATGATTAAAACATCAACTGGTGAAAATATGAGTAAGTACTCAGACCTTTTACAGGTAATCAAGTCACGGGTTTGCCAAAATAACAACTTCCCCCAAACATTACTGGCAGACTCACACAGTTACAGAGCCAGGCAGGTTTGGTATCGAATAGGACAAATATTCACTCTTGAATGTATTCTCGATGAGTACAGGAAACATTTTTCATCGGATTATTATTATCTTGATAACGATAAGGCTCTTCATCACCTTATCTTCGAAATGACCAAGTGGAAACCTGAAGAGATTAGAAGACTCTCGCTAAACGACTGTCTCTTTATCATTGCCAGTCAACTAAAGCCCAGTTATATGTCAGAAGATGCTGCCGCTGTCCTGGCGTCACTCAATCTGCCGACTGGCCACTTTCCTGTTGAGGATTTTCCACAAGAGGACTGGGATCCCAGGGAAAACTCAGTATTCCTTCAAAGCTACCAGTAGCGACTCGCCCAATCTCCGCAGAGATCTGACTCAGCCGCTCCTCAAGAGCGGCTTTTTCTGCTATCAGACGGTTGAAGTGGGCAAGATAGATTTTCTGTTGCCCAAGCCAGTCTTCAAGCTGTTGAGTGGTCATGCCCGGGTTAAAAAAATATGGCTGCTGCATCGCTTCCCCCAGAAAAACAAAACCCCGCCGGTTGGCAGGGTTCAGAATCAGTTTCATTTGGATGTACGTATCCATGATTAGAAGAATACAGGACAATTTTATGCAAAGTCAACTCTATCGTGCAAAAATTTGCCGCCATCTGTTTCGATCACATCAATAAATGGTCGCCTTCCCAAATTCAGCCGCTGCCTGTCTCTCTCCTTTGTGAAGCATATCCACCAGCCCTTCATAGAACGGCTTCCAGTTGCGTGACCACGAAGACTGATGGAGATCCGGGAGACGCTTCAGAATGGCGCGGTGTACCGTCGCAGAGGGTACAACAGAGAAGCCATTACCAGAGCAGCGTTCACATGTTTTGAAAACCGGTGCGCCAAGTTCTTTGGTCGCTTTGCGATCTAAGACCTCCCCTTTACCACTACACCTGCATCGCGCATGGATCACTTTCTTTCCTCCGCACACTCCACAGACCCTTTTCACCAGTTCATTTCTAATCTTTGGGGCCTTCACTTCGACACCGTCAGCATCGAAAATACCGGGGTGCTTAATTACATCTTCATGGCGGGAAATAAAGCCGGTACCGCTGCAGCTTTGACACGTTGCTCTGGTGGCCGCCGAACGTGAGTATTCCGCAAAGGCAAATTGCGCCAGCGTCAACATGCAGGCGCCGAGCTTGTCACCAGCGGCTTTGCGGACATTTTTAGGAGCGTTTTTGATGGCAAACTGCGCCAGCGCCTGAATTGCAAGCTGTTCGTCCGTTTTGCTGATACCAGCCTTTCCGAGGAAAGCGGCAAGGCCGAAGCGCGCACGACTGCTGGTGGTACCGATGGCCGCCATAACATCTGTTCCGGTCAGTCGATTTGGCGATGTGCTTTTCACGTCGTCGCTGATATGCATGCCCTGAGGGCTAAAATGCTTTAACGATGCTTCAAGTTTCATGCAGCCACCTTTTTGTAAAATACCTGCTCACGAACCTGATCACCATTCATGAGCATGTCGTTAAAATCACCGTTATCGGGCCAGCGGATGCTGACTTTTACCAGGTCGTTTTTCGCCAGCAGGTTTGCGTGGGCGCACTCGAACGCCGCGGCATGTCCAGTTGCAGAGTGCTTGTCCATGTCGGCAAAAATAATCAGATGCTTCACACCTGCCGGTACCCGGAATTTCTTCATAAACCCGCTGTTGATTACCGCCCAGGTATTGACGCCATAAACCTGATAACAGGAGAGTGCTGTTTCGATACCTTCGGCGATGCCGATCGTCGTTGATACCGGAAACATGCGAATGGCCACAGAGCGGGCGTGATCCAGATAGCTGTCCTCTTGAAGCGACTTAAGACGTTTGGCGCTATCAATATCTGCCTTCCTGTCGCCGTCCAGCAGCGTCTGGTGCAGGTAACAAAGCTCAGCTTTGTCATCGGTAGCCAGGGCATACAGCGCTTGATAAACGCGCCCCGCATGGCGTTGGCGGTCACAAAAACGGATGCCTTCTGCCGGCAGGCGGCTTATCCCACGTTGCAGAAGGTAACCAGCCGCGCTAGTACCCCGTAAATCGAGCAACTTTGAAAACTTACTAATGACTCGCTGGCGCTGCCGCGCCGCCGAACTGTTAGCAGGCACGTTGATGCGCTGATAGTTATTCCCGATGAGCTGGTCCACTTCTGCGCTGATGGCGGAAAAGCTTTTTGACTGGGTCAGGGTCAGCAGCTTCATGCCGTCGCCGCTACCACATACACAAATCCATGTACCCTGACCATCACGGTCATCTACGCGGTACTTCCCCCTCGCCTTACATACCGGACACTCGCCCTTGTAATGGTGCTTCCCGGTGATCGGCGGCAAGCCGTAATATTCAAAAATTTCAGACCATCGACCTTTTGCTGCTTCTGCCGTTTTCATATCACTGACTCGCGCTATTTATGTTTTTCTGGAATTTTCGTTTTGCTTCGATAATTAATTGCCCGTCGCTGCCCTCAGGAGGCTCATAGTTGATATTGGCGCTCGGAGGTGGAAATAGATCCTGGTCAGGTTTCTTCCCCATCTGCTGCAGACGTTCGCGGCGTTTAGCAAATTTGATAAGTTTGTGTTTGATGTGATTGCTGACCTCCGGTGTGATCTCCATTGGAAAGTCGCTTAAGCCGTTGGGCCATTCGCCGAATTTCTCCTGAAAGGTATGAGCACACCAGCCATCGCTGACAGGTTTCCCCTGCGCCGCACGATGACGCTGGTAAAACTTGATCTGACTCCACCAGGACTGTTTGTCGCTTTTGGTGTAAACCTTCTCGCCTTTACTCATTTTTTTGAGGTTGCGGGTGCTGTCGGTTTCTACGTCCTCACCGGCCAGCGGCTTAAAACCGCATTTCGGACAGATGTAGACGCCGGCGGGTTTCATGAAGTGGCATTCAGGGCATTCTTTCGGGAGTTTCTCTTCGCGTTCTTTGGCTGCCCGCGCTGCAGCCCCTTTCATGCCATCGTTTTTAGACGGTAGTTCGTCGTATTCAATGGCGTCAGGGAAGCCGAGGCGATGCACGGTACCACTGTGATCAAAAATCAGGCAGGCATCTTTCCCGGGGGCAGTTCGCAGTCCGCGGCCAATCGCCTGCAGCCAGCGGATTTCACTCTTTGTCGGCCGGGCGTAGATAATGCAGCGAACATCGCTATCAAAACCGGCTACCAAAACACCAACACTGACGATTATTTTTGTGGCGCCAGTCTCGAAGCGGTGAATCATCACCTGCCGTTCTTCGTGGGGGGTTTCTGCGACCATGACCTCAGCGTTAATACCCGCCTTGTTAAACTGCATGGTGACGAAATTGGCGTGATCCTTATCAACACAGAACGCTACCGTAGGAAGGTCTCGGCCATGTTTAAGCCAGTTTTCGACGATGTCGCCCACCAGGTCAGATCCGCACATAATCTCGGATAACTGCTTTTCGTTATAGTCGCTGCCATATTCTTCGGAGGTGGCTGACTTAACCCCTTTCAGGTCGGGCTTTGTCGGCGCATAGAACTCATACGGGCTGAGATCCCCGCGGAGGATCAGTTCACCGATGGTGGTGGGTTTTACAAGATTTTCGTAATACCTGCCGAGCCATGGGGAAAACGGTGTTCCCGAAAGACCTACCACCTTGATGCCGGAGTCCCGGATAACCTCCAGCAACCCGCGCTTCTTCATGTGGGCCTCATCGACAATAATCAGGTCGACGTTGTCCGGGAAGTCACGGCGGACCAGCGTATCGGCGCTGGCAATCTGAATAAGGCGCTGCGGATCGTAGTCGGGATGGTTGCGCCAGATAATGCCGATCTCATCTTCGGGTAATCCGTACTCCACAAAGCGGGCGGCGGTCTGACGCACGAGAATAGTGTATGGCGCGATGAATATGACCCGCTTTCCGCGGCTGATGTGTCCGGCAGTGATAAACGCCGCCAGTCCGGTCTTTCCGCTTCCGGTTGGCGCGTAGACCATGAATGTGCGGTTTTGCTTCCACCCACGGCGCAGTGAGTTAAGCGCACGCTCCTGAGCAAAATTCGGTTCGATATTCAGCATCACCATCACCTTTCGTATCACCTATCTAGTACAATACGGAATTACTTAAACCTGGTCGCCCTTACGACTTCGATACCGTCGTCGGCATAGCGAAGCGGATGCGCACCATCCCTGAGCAAGACAAACCCAGACATCCCCTCGGGTAGTTGGTGGAGCTTAATCAGGGAGCGTTTGCGGGGAGATTTATTGTCAACCTCAATAGCGCAGCGCTGCCCGTCAGGTGAGGTCACCAGGCAGTCAACGAACCCTCTGCGACCACCACTCAGGCTGATCGCGAAATTACGCTGCAGGTGGTAACCCATCGACTTGATTTTCTTTTGCATGACATAGTCGAAAGTGACCTTGTCATTCGACTGATGGAATTGCTCTTCCAGAAGGGCAATTAATTTTTGCTTCAGTTCTGCGCTCATAATTTCTCCATTATTTTTTTGTACTCATTGCCTAGTACGTCGGATTTTCTGGTTTCGTCCTATAGATCGAGATCTACCTAACCCTTGTACCCGTCTGTTGGAAGAGCCTGTTCCAGTGCTTCGCACTAACACACAGGCACTCCTCCCCCTCCCCTCCTCTCGTTTATTTTTGAAATCCGTACCAGTTATCTAGTACACAAATACAAACGAGAATCAGATTTCAACCGCTAGGCACCTTTAAGCCAGGCGGCCTTCAGATTGCTATCGTGATCCTGCCAAGGGTGGCTGGGTCGTATACCCCTGCAGCGCGCGTCCGTGTGCATCCACGAATCTGCGAAGCCTCACATTGGCTTCATGCCTTGCCCGGTTCTCCTTGCGGTATGGAACGGGCTCGGCTTCGAACGATTCCCGATACACAGCTGCATAACGCTGAATAGCTTTTTGTCGTGCTGCTGGCGCCAGGCTCAGTAACTGCTGCTTGATCCATTCTTCATCTGCAGATGCGTACACAGAAGGGAGCAAAACGTGGTCAGGCCTCATCCCGTGCAACATCATCTGAAAATACCTCGTCCAAACTTGTATTCAGGCCAAGCTGTTTAAACGCGCTGACGATCCGCTTTCCGACTGCAACATCAGGAATCCTTCTTCCTGTTTCGTAGTGGCTAACGGCCCCCTGGGAGCTATCAATCAGCGCGGCCAGCTCTCCCTGAGTTACCTTTGCTTTGCGTCTAAGGCTCTTGATTCCACTCATTCGATTAGTCTCGCATAAATAATACAAAACGTACTATACACGCTCACAAGAATAATACAAAATGGAAGTTGATCAGTAAATACGGAATGTAATAATCATGGCTATGAAACAGAGATGGCAGGACCTGGCCAAAACCAGGATGAAAGAAGTCGGCATGACTCAAGAACAGCTGGCAGAGGCGCTCGGCATAACGCAGGGCGGGCTGGGCCATTGGTTAAACGCCAGACGTGAACCGAACTTAGAGGTTATAGCTAAGATTTTTAACATATTGAAAATGCCCGGCTTCGTAGTAAATGCTGACGGCACTATCAGCGACTCAAGAGCCGATCACAATGTAAGATTTAATAGCATTAACGAATCCAAGGGAAGCTACCCTGTTATAAGCTGGGTTAGCGCTGGAGATTGGATGGAAGCTGTAGAACCGTATCACCGTAGAGCGATAGATCGATGGTATGACACCACCGTTGAATGCTCTGAGGATTCGTTCTGGTTAGACGTCAGAGGCGATTCCATGACATCACCAGCAGGGCTGAGCATACCGGAAGGGATGGCGATACTTGTCGATCCCCAAGTGGAAGCAATCAACGGAAAATTGGTTGTAGCGAAACTCGACGGTGACAATGAAGCCACATTCAAAAAGCTTGTTATCGATGCCGGTCAAAGATTTCTCAAACCCCTCAACCCCCAATACCCAATAATCCCTATCAATGGCAACTGCCGTATTATCGGGGTTGTAGTCGACGCAAAAATCACCAACCTCCCATAAATTGGCCGCGAAAGCGGCTTTTTTTTGCCTCCAATACCCCGCCAGAAACTAAAAAACCTTGAAAAACAAAACGATGTGAAATAATACACCAAGATACTCCGTTTTGTATTGATCTTATTTAATACGTTATGTATTGTTTATGCATTGGCGGATTAATGGAGTGCAAAAGATGAGTACAGAGAAATTTTATCAACTGGTAACTATACCTGATTACCGTTTCTCTTCCGATAAAGAGCAATGTCAAAACATTGATTTCGACAAAATTGCTACTGATTGCGATACAAAAACAATATCTATTTTGCAAGCCATCAATCATATAGGGGTTAGCATAATGAGTGAGGCAGAAGAAAAGAGATTAAATAAAGATAAAATAATGATGCTTTCTAGTGTTGTTGCAGACCTCGCTGAATTAGCAATAGCAACAAATAAAATAGCTAACTCAGCAACATATTCTTCCGGTTATAAGGATGCTAAAAATGTCTGATATCACTTTGCAAAAAGCAGCATCAAAGGCTTACCAGGCTGAGATTGTGGCGAGGATGCTTGAGAACTACCCTCATAAACTGACCGACTCAGACGTGGAATCTGTCGCCTCACTTTTGGCTGATCTGATTGGGCCAGTTGCAGCTTACCTTATTGAGGAAGAGTCTAAAAACCCGGCTTAAAAAA